CAACTATCTCATTAGCGAGCTTGCGCCTAAACTCCCGGTTCCCGCATATGCGGTACCCAATCCCTTTGTGCCCTATGGGTATACTAACTGCAACACTTGTTGCTAATTAACTGACACCATAAAAGGAGAGATTTGGTTCAATGGAAATTATTGCGAACGCTTTACAAACCGTAGAAGCTAATCAAAACGTCCTTTTTACCGACACTGTAGTAGGCTGCTCCAACAGCCTACTACATCGTACTGGTAGTGGACTTGTTACTCTAAGAGGTAACGCATCAACACAGTGTCGTGCGCGTTATCGCGTATTCTTCAGCGGAAATATCGGCCTTCCCGCAGACGGAACCGTAGAAGCTATCTCCATTGCTATTGCTATCAATGGTGAAGCTGTTGCTTCTTCCACAATGATTTTTACCCCTGTTGCCGCAGAAGACTTGGGCAATGTAGCAAGTATGGTATTCATCGACGTACCTCGTGGCTGTTGCTTTGAGGTTTCTGTACGCAATACCTCTACTCAGGCTATTGATGTGCAGAACGCAAATCTGATTGTAGAAAGGGTGGCCTAAGTATGACAGAAAGACTAAAAAGAATGAAAGAAACTCTAGCCTCTTGTGTCGAAGGGCAGCTTGGCAATCTGCAAAACGTCGATGCAAAAGAACTTGGCGAAGTAGTAGACATGGTGAAAGACCTTGAAGAGGCTATTTATTACTGTACTATTACAAAGTCCATGGAAGAAGCCGAACAAAAAGAAAAGCATACCGAGCATCACTATTATACGCCTATGTATTATCGTGATATGGATCGTTATGACCGTGGTAGAATGTACTACCCAATGATGGAAGAACCAATGTACTATGACGGCCAACCTCGCGACTCCCAGGGTCGTTTTATGGATGATGGACGTCGTCAGTATGGTGGCAATGGAAATGGTGGCGGCAATGGTGGTTCCACTCGCCAGTATCGAGAAATGGAAATGCCTATTGACTGGAGAGATGAACGCGAAGGCCGCAGTCCCATGAGCCGTAAAATGTACATGGAGTCCAAGGAGATGCATAAAGATAAGGCCACTAAGCTCAAAGACCTAGAGCACTACATGAAGGAATTGAGCGAAGACGTGGTAGAGATGATTAAAGACGCTAGCCCAGAAGAGAAGCAACTCTTGGAGAAAAAGATTAGTGCTCTTGCTACCAAGGTTGGTTCTTTGAACACAAGTGCTTAATATCAATGGGGAGGAGTGGAGACTGCTCTTCACTTCCTCCAATCATCCCGCGCTTATGAGAAGCGACGGCTCCTATACAATAGGCGCCTGTGACAATACGACAAAGGCTATCTATATTCGAGAAGGATTACCGCCAGCTCTCACAAAGAAAGTTCTATGCCATGAGCTAACCCATGCTGCAATGTTTAGCTATGATGTAGAACTGTGTCTAGAACAAGAAGAATTGCTAGCTGATTTAATAGCCACATATGGTCAAGAGATTATATCCATGACGAATGGTATATTCTCGAGACTAAGAAAATAAGGGGAACCCAATCAAGGGTTCCCCTTTTTCTTATTGTTGTGCTTCTTCGTGGGTAGGCAAATCCATCACTTTGTTGTAATACTCCTCCGCCTGACCGTTTCCGCCAAGTCCATGGTATACCTTATAGAACTCGCTTAACTGCTCGTACTATTCTTGGGTGGTATATCCTTGTTTAATGTAGATTCTACACAGTTGGACTAACCGAAAGCGGTATGAAGAAATGATTAAATCTAAACGTGCCTAGTTTGCGACTTCCGTGTTTAACACGTGTTTTCGCAATTCCTCGATTTCTTCCTTTATCGGTTGAAGCTTGGTCTCAATCGCTTCATCCAAGTCTTCGCGCTTCTCGTTCTCTAAAAGAGTTTTATAGTTCTTCAACTGCTTAGAGAGATACTTACAACCTGCAAGAGCGCCCGCAGAAATTAAGCCGAAGACTATTTCCAAAAGGTGTTCGGTGATAAAGGCTCCCATAAAAGAAAATCCTCCTTTCTTCCACTTCTCTTATTATTTCAAAGTTTAATAAGAAGGATTAACTTATTTGGCCCAATTACCAAGCACACTGATTTTTCTTGATGTAGGCGGTACCGATGCAAATTGCATCGCTTTCATCCTGTGTGGCTTTAACATTGTATGTATTGGTAACATACTACTGTGCATTACGCTTTTGCTCTGCACGCGCCTTACCTTTTACCCCAAGAGCGGATTTCCAGGTAACAGCCATAATAGTGGAATAGGGGATTTTGAGGAAAGTGAGAAGTTCCATCAAAACACCTTGTACTTGTGCCAATACTTTGAAAGTGAGAATATTGTTTTGCTCTTGAATATCCTCAAAGACTACCTCATCGGGGAAATAAGTGTCAATTAGTTCTTCTATCTTAAGACGAAACTTCTTCAGACGAACTCCTACGATTTCATCATCAAAAGTGAATTTTCCATAGTCATGAAGCTTGCCGTCTTTAAATACGGCCCAACCTGTGGTACGCGAAGACTAGTCGAGCGCCAGTATAGTATAACTCATTCTTTAAACCTCCATTTATATCCATAGGCTGTAGTTCGAGCACCTCTACAAACCGCTAGGATATTACTAGCGCCACTTAAACCTTTGCCTATTGCTTTTGAAGCCTGGCCGCCAGATGGGTATTCCGCTAAAATATCGTTGGTTGTTTTATCAATCTGGAGCACTGGTTTAGCATTACTTGCTACGGTCCCCATCCTTGCCTATCGCGAAGCTTCTACTCCTTTTCGCTAGTCTTCGGGAGTTAAAAAATGTCGATTAGGATTATTTACAATCTTATCTCTATATTCCGCATTTTGCCAACGCTTTTTCATATGTTCTGACAATCTGCGGCGCCCATCCTCGGTTAAAAAGTCAGCATTTCCCGTTGGTTTACCACCCTAATGTAGGTTATATCCAAAATCAGGATTGGTTAATTGCATTTCTGCAATAACTTCTTTTTCTTTGTTTAGTGCCTCTTCCTCATTATCAAAGATAAAAATAACCTCTTTGATTATATTATCCCAACCATACTTCTAAATGGCTTTCCATACTAAGGGGCATTTCTCGTAGCCTTCTCCGTGGCCTCCCCATCTTTTATTAAGACTTCTGGAAGTAAAACCGCAATAATGCTTGCCGTTTGGGAAAGTAAATAAATAAATTTTGTATTGCTTTTCTTGCATAACAAAACCACCTTTCATTATATAATGAAAAAGGTGGTTGATGATTTATTTATTTTTGACCAATCTACCAAAATTTTTCTTATTGGATTGATCATGTTGACATAAAACAAATCACCTGCCGTTAAAAATTCTCATATATAATATATGAAAATTCCGGCAGGTGATTTAATTGAGTTTGCCCAACGGCTTAAATTTTTTACACCGTCTGTCCAGTAGAACCGAAGCCGCCCATTCTCTTGCCGCTGGCGGCGTCATCATCGGTTACGCTATAAGTCTTGATAATACCCTGGCCAATCTTATCTCCACGCTTAAGCTGAACAGCAAAAGGTAGAAGATTGATAACCTGGAAGAAAATCTCTCCCTCATTATCAGGGTTATCCGCGTAGTCGCGGTCGATAATGCCAATAGCATTACCAATAATCAGCCAATGCTTGAGAGGAGTAGAGCTACGAGCGCTCAACTCGAGATACTGACCAGGTTCAAGATACACCTTCATACCAGTAGAAACAAGAGGAACCTTAGCTTTAAGTTCCTTGGTCAGCTTGGCGACATCTTCCAAAGTAAGAGGGTTGATAAATCCATAGAAGTCAACGCCTGGAGTGTGCATTACCTTCTCGTGGATTTTATCTTTGAGGAAGTCATAAGGGGGGATAACAATATCTTCTGCCACAACAAAATCGTAACCTGCGGAATCCGAGGTACCGCGCTGTGGCATGGGTAGATCAATGTCTGCAAATCTGGAAACCTTTTCAAACTTAATCATGTTAGTTATCCTCCATGTTGATAATCATAACGCCCTCAGGCTCTTTCTCATTGTCGATAGTAATAGTGGCGGTAACCACCTGATACTCTTCGATGATTTCGCCTTTCTGCTTAATATACTTGGTAGCATACTTGAAGGCGGTCAGTTCACCAACAGAGTTCTTCTCAAGCCACTTGCGAAGACGCAGAGCATCCTCAACAGTGGCAACACGATATGTATTAGTTGTTTTTAGATTGTAGCACATATTAAATTACCCCAATGTCCAAAGTATTCTTGTTATACAGAGTTTTTGCAGAAGTCTCGATGACTCTCTTCATTTCGCTGTAAATCGCAAATGGAGCATGAATCTTTACAGCATCAATACCATGCTCATAGGCGCAACCAATCGCGGCTTCCGCGAGTTGCTGAATGTCTGAACTTACCTTTACTTGCTCTTGATGCCCGTCTTTCACGACTGAGATACGAGATTCAAAAGCAAAAGGGTCATACATAATAACCACTGTGTTCATAGCTCAATAACACCCCAATCGTAGGGAAACAGCATATACATGGAACACTCTTTTGTTTCCTTATCCTGCACCCAATATTCAATGTTATGGTCGTCTCGTGGAGAGATGTCCTTCATTGTGCAGCCACGGTTCTCGAGAATATCGAGGATTTCATTCCACATCTTAGAGTAGTCTTCATCCATATCGGTAATCTTAAAGACCGTGTAATCGCTCTTCTCTTTACATAAAAGCATGAAGTAAGAAGCATTTTTGTCAAGAGCCTTGTAGACACTTGCAGCCGCTTCTCTGAATTGTTCTTGTGTCATGTCTGACAGTTGTGCGTAGGCTTGTTTGTTAATGTCGTATAGTGTCATAAATCTCTCTCCTTATGGTTATATAATAACATAACAGTTAAATTCTGTCAATCAGTAGTGCCCCTACTGCATTACCAGCGGCAACCACAAGTAAGAATAAGACTGACTCAAACGAAAGCGCATTGGCCATTAACACATAGCATAAATCAGCTATACAGTGTTCGGCTCCGCACAGAATAAAACCAGCTACGCAAATAGGAACCATATAGTCTTTACCTCTGCGGTAACAAGCAACAGCACTATAAATGAAGATGCCACATATAACACCCTCAATGAAAGTAATGGGTAACGGTGCAGACAATTTGGTGGCAACCACTGAACCTGCGGAACCGATCGGAAAGACTAGGCTCCCGCAGGTTCCAATGATATTGCCAATCAGAATAACCAAGTTATCCCTTACATCTTCTTTACTCTTGATGTAGCCTACTGTGCCAGTGAATAACTTAAATTCCATATTTAGAATTAAAAATAGTCCAATGGAGAACAGGAAGGCTCCAACAATTCCATTAAACTGTAAATAGATACAGCTTGCTATTGCTATGGATAAACCGCCGAGAATACTTTTCTCAAACAGTTTCATGAAGGTAAATCACCCTTTGGTTACGACTACCTCTCATGGGAAGCGTAATGTCACGCTCCTCTTCTTTATATGGGCCATCGATAATACAGTCGGCTAGCTCCAAGATTCTTTTCATGTGGTTGTCAGAGACTTTCAATAAGTCTTCGTATTGATAACCCGTCCAGATATAAACCTTGGTATTTGGCAGAGCCTTTTTAACTGATTCGATGACCAAGTGTGTCAAGAACAAATTGTCTTGACACAGTGGTTCTCCACCCATGATACACAGGTCTCTATTGATATTATTGGCTTGTAGGCCTGCAATAATGGACTCAAGGGTTTGTGGAGTAAACTCTTTTCCTCCCTCAAAATCCCATGTCTCTTGGTTGTGACAGCCTTTGCAATGGAAAGGACAGCCTTGGGTAAAGAATGACAAGCACACACCTGGTGCTGATGAAAAATCGTTGTAAATGATACCACTATATCTCATGCTTTACTCTCCTCAATTTCTAACTCTAGGTCTTCAATATCATCCATATCATCGGTAATAATGTAATAATAAATACATGAGCAATATGGATGATACGGTGGAAGCGGTATGTTTTCATCTGCGGGATATTCTCCCTCATAGTCAGCACAACCACTCTCACAATCAGCCCCAGAGGTTTCTATTACAAGGATAGTTGCAACTGGAGCAATCTTATTTGAGATTACTCCATTGCGAATGATTAGAGTTTCATTCTCAAGCAGTCTATCCAACATGGTAGAAAGAAAGAGACTAATTTCTTTTTTGGAGTGTCCTTCTTCCACCATGAATTTTCCGGTTTGGCAATATTGCTTTATTCTTTCTTCAAGAGTTTTGCCGTCACTGCGATAAGTGAGCGATAATACATCTTCGATATCGAATTCTTTTACTTTCGAGTAAATTTTCTTCATTTCTTGAGATGTAAAACTATAAGCCTTAGTTAATGAGTCAATAAAGATTTCCAGTATTTTCTCACTACCTTCTTGCCAATCGAATATACCATCTATACATTTAAGCACAACAGACACAATTTTTTCAAGGTCTTTGTCCTTAGAGGACAAAAGCGATGAGTTCATGGCTTGTATCCTGGCTTTAAGTTCTGCCCTAGTCATTCTAGCCTACCTGCGTGCTTTACTCTATCATCAGCTTCAGAGATTTTTCCTTTATTAAAAGCAGTTTTATAGTTGCCAGTCAAATAGCCTGTAACTCTTCTGAGCTGCTGAATATTCTCGCTTTCACATACTGGGCAATGGTCGTTAAACTCGTCCATAAAACCACATTCAAGGCAGGTGTCATTTGGAACATTGATTGCAAAATAGGGGATGTCATGTTCCATGGCATAACGAACGAGAGTCTCTAAAGCGTCAATATTGTGTTTTACTCCACTATCCAATTCAACATAGGTGATACAGCCAGCAGAAGAATATCCGGTGAGTTGGCACTCAATGTCAATCTTCTCGAAGGGAGACATTTCTTTCCATACAGGTACGTGCATAGAGTTAGTAAAGTAATCTCTGTCAGACACGTTAGGAATCTCGCCATACTCCTCCTTAAACTTAGACATGGCGGTATAGCAGAGGTTTTCTGCGGGTGTATAATACACACCGAAGTTTAACTTATACTCTTGCTTAAACTCAGCGCAGCGATCTTTGTATAGTTGCTCAATACGTTTAGCGAGTTCCATGCCGGCCGCAGTAGTATGGTCACAGCCAATCAAGATTTGCAGTGTTTCTGCCAAACCAAGCTGGCCGAGAGATAGT